AATGGATGAAACAAATACGGAAATCATAATAGGTAACAATTACAAACCAATAGATAAACCAAATTCTTTTAGCGCACGCGAAAAAAATCAAACTTCGCTAAACGCTCCGGCTCTAAAAGAAAATCCAAACGAAAATTTTAAAAATCGTCCTCTAAACGAAAATCAAGTTGGCTATGGGGTAGAGAGATCCAACCTAACAAGCAAACCTACACTAGAAGCTAAACCTAGCCTAGTAGCTACAAAATTAAACACTACTAGCGATTACGTAAGCTATACAAGCCCTAAAAACTACGCGACTGAAAAAGAGTGGTACGCGGCGTTAAAGATGACCGACCTTATGGGCTGGAATATCGAGGGCATACTCTACACGCACCTAATCCCATACCTAGAGGACAAACGCGGACGACCGCTACAAGATTTTGAGATCAGGCGCATAAGCGTTGAGCTAGCCAAATACGTTGGAGTTTCCCAACTAGAGATCGTAAGGCGTTGTATAAAAGGCGGCTTTCGAGAAATTAAACCTTTCGGCACGGACAAGCTACGCAAAGATTATCCCGATATGTGCTGGGAGTTAGGAGACAATTATGAAATTTAACAAGCGAATAGAATACGAGCGGGTGATTTTATCGTCTTACGTGTTTAGTATGGACTTAGACGAAATAGCGCAGTATCTAAAAAACGGGGTTGATGAAAGCCTTTTTAGTGGCGTGAGAATCAAAATCGCTAGAGAAATAAACGCCAAAATCAAAGAGGGGCTGGACTATCACACGCTAGGTACGGCGATGTCTGCTTTTTGTAAGGGTGATGAGATCTTATTGCAGGAATATACAGATATTCTCTCGTATAACCCGATATGTAGCGAAAAAACCTACTTGTGGATAATTAAAGAGCTTAAAAGCCTTTCAGTATTAGAGGAAACGCTAAAAAAACTAAGCAAAAGTGATCTATCAAACAAGCTTGAACTAACGCAAGACGAGCTAGAAAACGCATACGAGATACTCGGATCGGCGCTAGGAAAAATAAACGACCTAGACGACGCCAACGACGAGGGCGAAAATATGGGCGAATTCGTTAAGCGCGTAGAGAGAAATAGGGATTTGAAATTTTACCCTACGGGCTTACAGTGGCTAGATATTGAGCTAGAGGGCGCAGGACTAGCCGAGGGGAGCTTCATTAACATAGCGGGCGGTAGCTTTGCAGGCAAGACTACTTTTACGCTAGAGCTTCTTAAATCGATGGCGCAAAGTGAAAAAGTGTGCTTTTTTAGCTACGAAATGTACGAAAAAATTCTAATTAGGAAGTTTAAATTTGCGAGCTGGAACGTGCTGCAAAATATTCAAATCTATCAAGACGGCGCGCAAATAGACAAGATCGCCGCAAGAATACGCAAACTATCAAAAAAAGGCTACAAAATATTTGCGATTGATAGCCGTATGAAAATCAGAGTGAGCAACGAAAAAGCTAGCGAATACGAAAAAAACAACGAAATATCAAGCAAGCTAAGCGAGCTAACAAGGACGCTGGGCGTGATCGTGATACTAATCAATCAAATCAGCGAAGCCGACTTGAAAGCTGGAAGAAACAGCCTAAAAGGCAGCGGCGATCAAGTTTATGATAGCGATATGATTATTTATTTAAAAGCCACCACAAACGACCGCAAAGAAGTCGTAAAAAGAGAATTTGAAATGGCAAAAGACAGAATAGGCGAGCGGCTTTTCAAAGTGAATATCCCTGATTTTTACAAAAAAGAGCCGCAAGCGGTTTATTTTAACGAGGAGCTAGCAGTATGAGGTTGGAATTCAAACCAAACGGCCAAAAGAATTTTTACGACGTGCTTTTAGTCGATTTTGAAAGCGGCGAAGTCGTAATACTCGTCGCAGGCGGGCGAGAGTGTAAAAGGCTATCTGACGGCGAGCTAAGAATAAAAGGCGAGCAAGGGAGTTTGTTTTGATAGCGAAATTTAACCGCGCGCCTTTGCCGTTTCAAGGACAAAAACGAAATTTTATAAAGCAGTTTAACGAGCTTATCAAAGACGAGTTTATGAGTTACCGAAACGGGATTTTTATCGATGCTTTCGGCGGGTCGGGGCTACTTAGCCACAACATAAAACAAATCTATCCGAATGCTCGCGTGATATACAACGACTATGACGGGTATTGCGAAAGATTGGCGCGCATCGAGGAGACGAGCGAAATCTTATGCGTGATAAGCCCGCATTACGAAAAATACAAAAAAGCCGAGCCCATTGACGCAGATGACAAGTCCGCAATAACTCAAATTTTAGATAATTTCAAAAACAAAGGCTTTTATATTGATTGGCTAACGTTTAGTTCCATTTTGTTTTACGGCGGGAGCTATGCGCATAATGAAGCCGAATTTAAAAAAGAGAAAAGATTTTTTTCGAGGGTCAACGGCCCCGTGCCGCAGTATAACGCTAAAGGTTATTTAGAGGGCGTAGAGATAGTCCGCAAAGACGCAATGGAACTAATAAAAGAATTTGACGGGCAGGACGTCGTATTGGTTTTAGATCCGCCGTATCTGCAAACAGATAAGACTGGATATAAATGCTTTTGGGGGTTGCGCGACTTCTTAAAGCTGATTAGGCTAGTGCGCGAGCCGTTTATATTTTTTTCAAGCGAAAATAGCGACATATTGCCGTATATCGACGATAGGATAGAGTGCGGCGATGAAGTTTTTAAGGATTACAAAATAAAGCAAGCTAGTCTTAGCAACGGCGCTAAGTCTAAGCCTGATTATATGATTTACAAAAGCAAGGGAGGGGCGCTGTTTTGATGATGCCTAAATACGAAAACACTCTAGCGTATGCAAAAGCTACGGGGCAAGTGCCGCTAGAGGATTGGGAGATGAAATTCTTTGCCGACTGGCTAAAAAGAAATGATCTAAAATTTACGCACGTAGCAAACGAAAGGGTAGCTAGCGTGCAATACAAAAAGAAACTAAAAGCAATGGGAACTAGCGCAGGCTTTCCCGATATGCTGGTATTTTTGCCCACCAAGATCGTATTTGTAGAGATGAAACGAGCAAAAAAGAGCCTAAGCAGGGTATCGGACGAGCAAGAGGATTGGGTAGATACTATCAACTGCTACGGCTACGCAAAGGCGAAAGTTTGCTATGGCTCGGGCGAGGCGATAGATTTTATCAAGAGTGAGCTAGGGAGAACGCGCTGATTGAAATACGACGTCGATAAATTTTATGCGTTATCGGAGTTTTTTAATGACGACTTCCGTCTTATGGCGTGCGTAATATCGCTAAAGATCGGCATCGAGCCGAAGCGGGCATATAAAGACCTAGAATTTGCCAGATATAAGCCCGAATACCTCGATGTGCTAGAGGGCGTGCGGGCGGATTTTAAAGCCGATCCGATGAAACCATATAAAGAAGCCGTATTAGCTACAATCCCTAAAACGGACGTTATCTTTAGTCGCGACGACTTTGCAAACATTGAGGCGTATAGCGTATTTGAAAAGTCGTACGACAAAAGCGGCGCAAAGCTAAGAAATAAAACCAAACGCCCGCGTAGGGTTAAAAAAGAACAACTAGAGTTTAAATTTTAAGGGGAGCGGGTGGCGTATAGTATAGAAAAATGGGAGCGCGCTAAAGCATATTTTGAGAGCGGGCAGTACACCCTATCGCAGATAAATCAAAAGACGGGCATAAGCATAAGCAAGATAAGCGAGCGGGCAAAAAAGGAAAAATGGGAAAAAGGCAAGAACGCCGACTACATCGAAGCTAAAAAGACGATTGCGGAAAAAAAAGGGAAAGAAAGGGAAAATATTATCTCTGTTTTAGACGAAATAGCCGACGAAAAAACAAAACACCTGCTTTATTTCCAAAACTCCGCTATTAAAAATCAGCAAAAGGCAAACGAGCTTTTAGAATTTGCCGAGGATTTATCCGACCTTGACGCTCACAGCAGGATAACGGCGCGCAATAAAGAAACCGTGCTAGGCAAAGAGCCGACGGCACAAATAACCAACACCAACGCCCAGCAGAACAATACGCAAATAATCATAAGCAAAGATGAGTAATTTAGAAGTTAAACTACTCCCACACCAATACGAGCTACTGGCCGATACAAGCACGAAAATTATAGGTTTAGTCAGCGGCTACGGTGCGGGCAAAACCTACGCCGCGGTTAGAAAAGCCTTACAACTAGCATTTTTAAACCCTGGTTGTGCCGGCGTGATAACCGAGCCTACATACCCGCTTTTGCGCGACATCTTATTCGGCGACTTAGAAAACGCGCTCATTGAGTGGGGTGTGCCGTATAAATTTAACAAATCAAGCGCGGTATTTACCCTGGACGTAAACGGGGCTAAAACGCCTATTTTGTGCCGTAGTATGGAAAACTGGGAGCGGCTAATCGGCATAAACGCCGCGTGGATAATATGCGACGAGTTTGATACGTCAAAGACCGAGATAGCACTGAAAGCTTACGAGAAACTATTGGGGCGTTTAAGGGCGGGCAATACTAGGCAATTTATCATCACCACGACGCCCGAGGGTTTTCGCGCCACATATCAAATTTTCATAGAAAAAGGCGGCGAGGCAAAGCGCCTGATTCGCGCCAAAACCGCCGACAATAAATACCTACCGCCTGATTTTATCGACACACTAAAAGAACAATACCCCGAGAATTTATTAAAGGCGTATTTAGAGGGCGAATTCGTAAACCTAACTAGCGGCACAGTGTATAGCTACTTTGGCCGCGATACCCACGCAAGCACGGAGACTATCAAAGAAGGCGAGACGCTACACATAGGCGCGGACTTTAACGTGGGCGGCTGCATAAACATAGTCTGCGTAGAGCGAGCAGACGATGAAGGCAATATCACTACGCACGCGGTCGATGAGGTTATCAGCTACGATACATACGCTATGGCTCAAACATTGCGCGATCGCTACAAAGGGCATAAAATCATCGTTTATCCGGACGCAAGCGGGCAGAATAGAAAAACGAGTGCTAGCGAGACCGACGCGCAAATTTTAAGAGGTGCCGGGTATTTAGTATTCGTAAATCACTCAAACCCTAGCATTAAAGACCGCGTAAACTGCGTAAATAACTTATTTGACAAACGCCGCCTGCTCGTAAATGTCGCTAAGTGCCCAAATTTGACAAAGGCGCTTGAACAGCAAGCGTGGGATAATAAGACGCAGTTGCCCGAAAAAAGCGACGCACACCCGGCAAACGATGACTACAATGACGCGCTGGGGTATCTAATCGCGTATAAATACCCTATCGCAGCGCGGGATTACCAAATCAAGGTAGTCGGAGTTTAAGCGTATAATGCAAAGAAAAAAGGCTTTTTATGGCGGTAAATGCAAAACATCCCGAATATTCTAAGAATTTAACTAAATGGCAGCTAATGCGCGATGCTTTGGCGGGCGAGGTGGCAAAAGAAAAATACGTGCCTAAACTAAGCGATCAAGAAGCAGATGAATACAAAGCCTATGTAGGGCGCGCGGAGTTTTACAATGCGACTGCCAGAACTCAGGTCGCGCTCACGGGGCTACTGTTTGCTAAGCCACCTAAAGTGGAGTTGCCCGAAGCGTTAAAGACGATCGGCGAAAATATCAGCCTGGACGACGATACACTAGAAGCTCTTGCTAAAAATATCGCCGACGAGTGCCTAAGCGTTGGGCGTTGCGGCGTGCTTGTAGATTTGCCTAGCGTTGAAAAGTCCGACTACTCAAAGCTTGAAGCTGAAAGGCTAAATTTAAGAGCCTATGCCACGCTTTACAAGGCCGAAAATATCATCAACTGGAGAACCACAAAAATAAACGGCTCAAACGTTACGTCACTCGTGGTACTCGCAGAAACCTACACTGAGCCGACGAATGACGAGTTTGTAGATAAGATAAAAACGCGCTACCGAGTGCTTGATTTGCACGATGGCTACTATCGCCAAAGGGTATTTAGCGAAACCAAGGCGGGGAATTTTGAAGTAGTTAGCGAAATTTACCCGAGCGCAAACGGGCAAAAGCTTGAATATCTGCCGTTTACGTTTTTTAACGTGAACGACTTAAAAACGTCGGTAGAAAAGCCGCCTTTGCTTGATCTAGCTAAAGTTAATATTAGCCATTTTAGAAGCGAGGTAGATTTAGAACACGGCACGCATTTTACGGCGCTACCGACGCCTTATGTCACGGGCTATCAAGGCGAGAGCAGCGAAAAACTAAAAATAGGCTCTACCGCCGTTTGGGTCATAAACGACCCGAGCGCAAAGGTCGGCTTTTTAGAATTTAGTGGTGCGGGGCTATCTACGCTTGAAAACCGCATCGCGGTCAAAGAAAAGCGGATGTCGATTTTAGGTGCGCGCTTATTACTAGACGAAAAAAAGACCGCAGAGGCTACCGAAACGCTGCAAATGCGAAAGAGCGGCGAAAATGCAGTGCTAACCAATGTTGCCTCTACGATCAGCGAGGGCATAGCCTCGTTTTTAAAAGACGTTGCCTTTTTTGAGAATATCGCGAGCGAAAATTTAATCTACGAAATCAACACCGACTATAATCTAACGATGATCGAGCCGCAACTATTAGCACAAATAATCGCGGGCATTCAAAGCGGGGATATTCCAAACGAAGTGCTTTACGACGCATTGTTAAAAGGCGAGCTAATGCCTAAGACTATACAAAGCTACGAGGATTATCAGGCCAAACTAGAGCAAGCCGCGCCGCAGGTAACGCCGAGCGATGAAGCCATTTAACCAACTTATAGCCGAGCTTGAAGTAGCGCGCTCTCTTTTACACGAGCGGATAAAAAACGGGCTAAGCAAAAAAGTAGCGAAATTTTACGACGATATGATCGCGGATTTGCAAGCGCAAATTTTAAAAAAGAAAAACATCACGAACAATCTAACCCAAACGATAAGCGATTTAAAGCAAAGCCTAAAAACGCCCGATTTGCGTAAAGATTTTTTAACGCTAGCGCAAAACGAGCAAGACCATCTATTAGACTACAACGAGCTGGCGGGGATTGTTTTATTTTCTAGCGTATTGCCAGAGAGTAGCATTGAGCGGATAGTAGATAGCGCACAACTAGAGGGCGCGACCGTCAAAGCTTGGAACAATGGTCTAAACGCCGATCAGAAAAAACGCCTTGAACGCGAGCTAAAAATAGGCGTGAGCCTAGGCGAAACTACGCCTATGCTGGCGCAAAGAATAGCGCAGGCTTTACAAAAAAACAAACGCGACGCCACTGCGATAGCATTAACCGGAGCGGGTGCAATAGTAAGCGAGATCCGTCAAGCCTTTTTTGAGGCAAACGACGACGTCATAAAATGCTACAAATACCAAGCCACGCTAGATACTCGCACGTCTGAACTATGCCGCGCCTACGACGGCCTAATCTGGGATAAAGACTACAAGCCTATCGGGCACGATTTCCCGTTTCGCAAACCCCGCGTAAATACTCATTTTAATTGTCGTAGCACCATAATACCCGTAACTAAAAGTTGGGATGAACTGGGCGCCGAGGGAATGGACGAAGCGAACGGTCGCACTAGGTCAAGTATGAACGGCTACGTGCCGCAGGATATGACG